CCGCTGATTTCCTGCGTAGGCTGGCCCCACAACTCGACGCTGATTTGCTTCGCGGCAACGAGGCGCACTCGGTTGTCTGCGTCGGCCAGCGCGTCGTCATAGACCTTCTCAACCGCGTCTAGCTTCTCGGCCAGCTTCCGGCGGAACTCAGCCCGTGCCTGGCGCCCCGCAACCTTGGCATCGGCCGCCGGCTGGTTCTCCGCGTTGAACGCCACCGCAGGCGCCCCAGAAGCGCCGCCATACAGCCCCGGCCCGCTGGCCATGTCACCACGCGCCGGGGCCGACGCGCTGCGGTCCCTGCCGTCGCCAGCAGGCCACCGGCCGGTTGCGGGATCGCGTTCCGGCATGGGTTAGGTGTAGGTGCCCAAGCCGATGTTTGTGATCGTCACGGTCGGAACGTCAGCCGTGCCGCCATACGCAACCACGAAGTCGCGGAACGTGGTGGTTGCAACGGTTGCCGTGCCGCTGATCGTGACGCCCGTGCCGCCCGCAAGCGTCAGGGTGCCGGCGCCAGACTGTGCGATGCGCAGCCAATAGACCTTGCCGGGATACGCAAGCGGGTCGTCGGCATACATCTGCACAGCGGTTCGCGTGGTCTGCGTGCCGGGCGTGGTGGCAGCCGACACAAGCACAACCTGCGCCCCGCCGGTAATCGTGCCCTGCGGAATAGTGCCAGCGACAACGCCAGCGGCATACGCGGTCTGCTTGAAGTTGCACGCGGCCAGCACGTCGGCCGCGTCCATCATTTCAACGCCGGGAGGCCAAAGAGGGGTGCTCATGGCCGTTACACCACGTAGTTGAGCACAGAGGCGCGCATGCGCCACTTGCTGTTGACCGCGTCCCAATCGCCGTAAACGATATCCATTCGGCTGGCCGTGGTGGTGAGCGTCGGCGCGGTGCCGCCGCTCCACACGAAGCTGCTCGGCCACGTCACCAGACGCGAGCCGGTGCCATCCTGGATCACGCGAATCTGAAGTTGCTGTTCCGGCACCTGGTTAGTGGGCGCGCTCATGGTGCGGGATGCGCCAAGGGTCCACTGGAACACGCCGCCAGTGGAGCAATCGAACACCTGCGTGGCGCCGTCGGTCACGATGGTAGCGGGGCCGAACTGGCCAATCGGGTTGCCGGGCATGGGCGAGGTTCCTTGCAAGAACGCAAAAAACCCGCCGGGCTTGTGCCTAGCGGGTGATGCAGTCAGATTGTGCAGTGTGCCTAGGCGTTAGCAGTTTCGGGACCGGGTGTCAATACCCGTCACAACCCATACTCCCCCACCAACCGGTCCAACGCCGCCAGCAACTGCCCGCGCGACGTGTGCCGCTGCCAACGCCTCACCGCGTCGTATTCGGTCAGCGGCAGCCCCGCAATCACCACCCAATGCACGACGCCCTGAGACGATGACAGGCCCATCGCCTGCACGCCCCTACGATGCCACTCGGCGGCACTCAAAGCCCGCTCCTGCGCCAGCAGAGACACGCCCAAGCCATCGCCCCGCCTGCCCTCCTGAACACGGTCCACAGCCCATGGCATCGGCCCCATGCCGCGACCGCTCTCGCAGTGCTCCACAGCCTGGCGATAGATCGCAGCCGCCGTCCGCATTTCGTCGGTGCAATCCTCCACGCGGTTGAGAGGATCTGCCCGGCGCGCACGTCGCACGGTCGCGCGTGTGTTCGGTCCTGCCGCAACCTCCGTGATCTCAACCGGGAGCGCGTAACGAAACTCGCCCGTCGCTGGATCAACGATGACGGGGCCGAAGTCGGACGATGACGCAACGGCGCGCTGGCGTCGGCTCATCGTTTGATTTCTACCCGATGCGTCTTGCCGCTGGTGCGCGTCCAATAAATGCCAGGCGGGCGGTCATCTTTCAGCGACGCAGTAACCACGCCGCGCCCATACGCGCCGCCGCCTGCGGTCAGTATTCCACAGACGCCACCGCCTCCGGCCACGTCATTACCCGTGATGCGGATGCCGCCGTTTTGCAGGTATTCAATTTGCGCGCCGGGGTTCAACCGCAAGCCCGCAGCCCATTTCGGTATATCAGCCACCATCATTCCCCCGTTTCGTTGGAGAACCCAGCCGCGCGCGCGGGTCGTTGTTCCCATTTGGGAATAGCGCCGCTATTCATCCCGCCCCTCCAAAACCCGCGTCACGCTCATAGGCCCAGCCGGTCGGTGCTGCGCCCATTCCCGACACAGTAGCTGCGTGACAGCGCGGGCCGCCTTCATAGGATGCACCGGCACCCGAAACTCCCGCGCCTTGTCGCAGGCTTCCGGCTTCATGCACGGCTTGCCTTCGCAGCAAATAACCTCGGCGAGTTCAATCAGCGTCAACCGTCCAGCCCTCCTTAGTCATGCGGAAGCGTCCGTATTGGCCGGGCTGAACATACACAGTTCCTTGCGTCGTTTCCAGCGCGAAGGGTTCGGTTGCTGGGCGGATCGTGTATCGGTCGCCTGGTGCCCATTGGGTGCGGTCGTGGGGGTCGGTCATGTGCCCTCGAAAAAAGATTGGGGTGACGCGATTTATGCGTTGACCTAGGCGTGGGGTGACGCTAGAAATGCGTCATCAGCAAAGGAGACACTGACATGGCGACCATCACACTCATCCCCGCCGGCCAGAACAACATCGAAGCCATCCGTTACGTTTACGAAGTCCGTGGCCCCGAAGCGTTCACGCATCACACCAGCCTTTGCGCCGCGAAAATCGCCGCCGCTGCATTGGCACGCGAAGGCGCCACGGTTGATGTGGTGCGCTGGATTTCCGGCCCCGATGGCAAGCCGCAAACCAACGTCGGCCGCGTTCACACCAGCTTTCAGCGCCGCACATGACCCCCGACGCCCTCCGCGAAACCCTCGCCGCCCTCGGTTGGACAACCGGGGGCCTGGCGGCTTTCCTCGGCTGCGACGTTGACCGCGTGCGCAACTGGATACGCCCCACCGGCTACCGTGTGCCCCCCAACGTAGCGGCGTGGCTTCTCCGCCGCGTGGCGCTGCACGAGCGGGCGATGCGGGATGATCCGCCGCCGGGGTCATAGGGCCAACGCCCCGATGGCGCACAGCAGCCACAGCGCGGCGGCTTCGGGGGGGGTCATGCGCGCTTAACCCGAACGCCCGGCGCCTTGCACGATTGGCAACGGCGCGATGGGCCAAACTTCCCAGCCGTGAACAACCGGAACGCATGCCCACACGTCGCGCAATCAGTTTCCCAAACCATGGTAGCGACGACACGTCCTGTTTTGGTGACGTGCTCGCCCACCCCTTCAAACCGATATTCCTGCCCCAAGTAGACGATGGCCGGGACATGTCCCGATGCCCCCAACGCTGCCAACGGGACAAGGGGGACATCCCCCCCCCTTAGGGGGGGATGTCTCCCCGCCTGTGTCCCGCCCGCAGCCATGCGTCCCGGTCCCGCCATGTCCCGGCATGTCCCGGTTGATGTCCCGCTCATTGTCCCGCCTCCCGGATGGCCCAAACCCGCCCATTATTCGCCGCCACGAGGTGCTTCCCCTGCAACTCGGCCACGGCGCGCTGGAACGCCTTCTTCTTCGTGTCCTGGTTGTCGCCCACGGTCCGGGTGTAGAACGCCTCCCGCCACCATTGCTCGGGGATGCTGGCCACGTTCTGCGGCACCCCTGCGAACCCGTTAGCCCCAGCCCGCGCCAGAGCGTCATACAAGGCTTCCATGGCCACGCTGGTATGACCGGATAGGCGGGGCGCTTTAAACGCCTTGGCGCCCCCCTGAGCGGCCCGCACGAGGCATGTCGTGACCATCTCGCCGTGCCGGTTCTCCCCGACCTCGACCACTTCAAGCGTGAAGTGGATCACATCGCCCTTTTTCATGTCGCGTTGCTTGACTACCGTTGCCGTCCTCACGTCGCTCCCTTCCTCGGCTGCAACCTCAATTTCGGTGTCGATGGCGGCGCGAAGGCTGCTATGCCCACGGGCACCCTTGGCCGCATCCTTGCCGCTGTGGTGGATGAACAGCACCATGGCCCCGGTTGCCTCGCGGATGGCGTCCATGTTCGTCACCAGTGCGCCCATATCCTCGCTGGCGTTCTCGTTACCGCCGGCCATGGCGCGGGCGAGGGTGTCTACGACAATCAGCTTAATTGCCACGCCCATGCGCTCGGCTGCCGTGGCGGCGGCTTCGATGACGCGCGGCGTATCGGCTTCCGGGTCTAGTAGGTTCACCTGCGACGGAATGGCCGCGAAATAGACGGGCAGGCCGGGGGCGTGTTCGGCACGCCAGAGCGCCACGCGGTTACGGAACCCATCGCCGCCTTCAAGTGCTAGGTAAAGCACCCCGCCGGCTTCCACGCGGCGCCCGTGCCAGTCGATGCCGGCGGCTACGTGCAAGGAAATATCCGTGGCAAGGAACGTCTTGCCGGAGTTGCTTTCGCCATACAGAACAGCCGACGACTTCTGGACAAGCAACCCTTGCACAAAATCCTTGGCGTCGGTGACGGGCTGGATATCGTCAATGAACAGGATCGGCAGAGGTGACGGGTCGGCGTAGGACGCATGCGCGCCCCATGGATTACGGCTCAACTGGTTCATCCCCGCCGCCTGCGCCCGTGCAGCGCGTTCCATTCGTTTCGAAGTATTGGGACGATTTCATCCCATGTGAGAACGCCGCCGTTGGCGTTGCTGGCGGCTTCTTCGATTTCGTGCTTGGGCGCGGCGGCTTCGATCAACGGGCGGACCGCCCACTTGACTGCGGTTGCCGCGTTGGCAAGTTTCAGCCGGTGCGCGTGCGCCTGGTCCCGCATCGCTGAATGAAGCCGAGTCTGTAAACCACTGCGATCAACGCTGGTGACGTTCGCCACCCATGACATGATGGTGTCGGCTGCGTCGGCTTCGCTCATGTCGTCGCGGGCCACGATGGTGCCGAGTTCCGTTGCCGCGTGGTGCAGGTGGATGGGATCGAGACGGTGCTTCATCCCCGCCCCTTCAAAAACGTCTCCGTCCAGCCATCGGAAAAATGTTGATATTCAAACCGAATGATGCCGGGCGCTTCTTGCCGCCAGCCGCGAATGTGGATCGCCACATCATCCAGCGTCAGGCTGCCGTGGTGCCCATCGGGGCCGGGCGTGAGGGTCAGGACGCCCTTGTGGTTCCATCCTTCGGGATCGGGCGGGATGAACTTGTTCATACGATCTCCCATCCCTCAGCCCGCGCCTTCGCCTCGGCATCCTCGCGTCGGAGGTAGCCGCACAGGTAGAGCGGCGGCGTTGTGAGCCACGTCAGGCGCCACAGCGGGGCGTAGGGATCGGGGTGAGGGTGACGCGCTTCATGGATACCGTTCCCACGCCAACTCAAAGTGGGGCCCATCCCGGAATTTCGGCCAGTCGCCCCCCCATGTGATCGGCACGCTGCATTCTGCGGCAGCCCGCTTCACGGCCTTGCCCAGCGCGTCGTAGAGCGGCCAATCCCAGCGCACTTGCCCCGACACCAGCGCCGCGAGATCCACGGCATGCCCGGTCAAATGCCGGCTGTTCATCGTCTTTGATGCCCCGGCGGCGACAAGCTGGCGCTGGCGTTCCGTCGTGCGCAGGCCTTCGGTCACGACAAAATCCGCGTAAGTGCGCGCGAGCTCCACGATGCGCACGAGGTCGGGATGAACGCCGGCCAGGCGCTGCCGGTCGCGCGACGTCAATTCGGTCATTTCCCACACCCCTTGCACGTCACCCGCCACGCCGGCACACGAACCATCTTCCGCAGCTTCCCGCCGCGTTCGTCGAACTGGTGGCCACACGCGCTACATCGCACCCACCACCACGCTTGACCGCGCCGCGATGGGGCTTGATCCAGCACCTGTAGGTGTTCGATCTGGCGTCCGGACATGTCGATGAAATCTGGCATCTCGTTCATACGAGCACTCCCGCCTTCCGAAACTTCGCCAACTGCGACACATCCGCCCGCACCCGCCCCGGCCCGCGCGGCTTCTTCGGTGCCGCCGCCAACCGCTCGTCACGCTGCTGCGCTGTTAGCGTCGTGCCGCGTAGGGGGATATCCCATGCGCGTAGGGCGGTCTCCACTTCTTTTATCGAGTGGCAGACCGACACTTGCCCGCCAGCCTCTCTGATTTGGGCGTGTGTGATATGTTGTATGTCGGATACTTTGCCTTTGCTGGCCTTGAGTTCAATTCCATAGAACCCGCCACGCCAGATTAAAAGCACATCGCAAAAACCAGCCCTAACGCCCCTGGCCTTCCGCATCTGCCCGGCGCGCACATCCATGCGCCCTTGCCCGGCATCAACGCTCGTCCAGTAGCAGTCACGCGGGAGAACGGCGTTGAGAAAAGTGGCGCACGCCATTTGCAGGCGGTGTTCGCTCATGCCACCTCCGTGAACAGATCCACCGCGCCGCGTTCGGAACCTTCAAGCGCCCGCACGGCCTGGCGCCAATAGGACGGCTTCAGTTCACATCCGAAGAACCGCCGCCCCCGCTTCACGGAAACCACGCCCTCGGAGCCGATGCCAAGGAACGGAGAAAGCACCACATCGCCGGGGTTGCTCCACATCGTCACGGCGCGGTCGATCAGCGGCAATTGGAGCGGGCACAAATGCCGCTCATCAGCCTCCTCCCGCGCCATATCGAGGCTCAGAGCGTCCCCGATCCACTTAGACGCCTCGGCTTTGTTGTTCAGCACTGCCGTCTGGCTGATATCGAACCAAACGGGGCTGGCCCATTTCTGCCAGAGGTCAACCGGAAAGTCGGCCGGCTTATGCCCTACCGGCTCGGCGTTCTCGCCTGGCGCGCGGAAAATCAGCAGATAATCAGGCGTGCCCGGCCAAGAGCATGTGCTGTCTTTCAGGATTTGCTTGTGCAGCAAGTGAAGCGCTTTCGTGCGCGTCATCTCCACCACGGGGTCGCGCCAGATGGTCACGCGCCGAACGAACGTCCATCCAGCGCGGAGATGCGCGGCCACAATGTCATCGGAAAACGGCTTCGTCCCGATGATGCCATCTTTCCACTTGCGCGTGGGCAAGTCCGAACAATGGACTGCGGACATGCGGCCCGGCTTCGTAATCCTCAGTTTTTGCCGGATTATGAACTCGTAGTGCGCGAAAAACTCAGCGTCGTTCACTGAATTGCCGAGATCGCATTCGCTTTCGGAATAGACGAACAGATCGCCAAACGGCGGCGAGTAGACGGAGAAACCGATAGACGCATCAGGTAGCTGTGCCAGCACGTCGCAGCTATCGCCGTTGATCGCGGTCCAGTTTTGCCCGTGGGCACTGTTCAAGCAGCGCACATCCATGCGGGGAGCCTCCCGGTATGAGTGGGTTGATAAGGAATGCGGGTCTGCGCCTCGACATTCCGATTGCGAGCCATAGCCGCAGCCATGGCGCGTTTCATTGTGGCGTGGTCGCCGGCCTTCCGATCGATCACGCGGCCGATTTGATCCTCGCCCTCCGCAACGATCAGATGCACGTCAACGGGCCGCGTCTGGCCGAACCGCCAGCACCGCCGCACGGCCTGATACCAAGCCTCATAAGAGAAGCTGCGGCCCACGAAGGCCACGCGGGCGGCGTGCTGCCAGTTCAGGCCCATGCCAGCGACGGATGGCTTTGTGATGATGTATCGCGCCTCGCCCACGGCAAACGCCGTCAGCGCCGCCTCTTTTCGCTCTGGCGTATGTGACCCTCGGACTTCGACGGCGCCGGGCACAGTCGCCATAAGCGCATCCGCTTCGGCGTCATTGTCGCACCAGATCACCCACGGCTCACCAGGCTCCGCAGCAACCAGCGCGCCGACGGCTTCGGCCCTTGCCTGCGCCGTCTCGCGCTTAATGGCGTGCATATTGGTTGCGGATAGATCCGATGCGAACAACATCCCGGCCGCCGCCCGCGTATCACCTGCGGCTTTGTGCCGATGGATATTCAGCGGCGGCAGCACGAAACGAGATGCGTCATATCCAAGGTCTGCCGGCGTCTCTGCGCACCGCGCCCACGACGCCACCCAATCCCAGAACGCATCCTGCGCGTGGCCTTTGATGCGCCACTGTTGGCTTGCGGTGGCGGTGTCGTTGATAAACCAGCGCGACAGCATCTCCACGCTTCGCATCAGGCCAAGAAACTCCGCGTGCGTGCCCAGCTCCATATGATCGTTCGGGGCCGGCGTGGCGGTGCTGGCCAACTTGAACCTGTGGCCTTCGAAAGAAGCAATCAACGCGCGCGTCGTGGCGCCCGTGAAGTTCTTCAGGATCGAGCTTTCGTCTAGGCTGACGGCGCCGAATTGCACGGTATCGAGTGCGGCAAGGCGGTCGTAATTGCAGACATTGATGCCGTCGCGCGCCTCATCTTGGTGTCGGATCACGCGCACGTCGTAACCCAGCGATACGCCCTCACGCTCAATCTGCCGGGCCACTGCGAGCGGCGTCAGCAGCAGCGCGCGGCCGTTGCTCGCCGCGGCGGTCTGGCGGCACCACTCAAGCTGGATGCGCGTCTTGCCCAGCCCAGTATCAAGAAACATCGCGGCCCGGCCTTGGCGCAGCGCAAACCGCACGCATTCGGCCTGGTAGTCAAACAGGTGCGCCGGCATCTCGCCGGGCTCTATCCCAACGGCCTGCGGGCGGGGTGCCTTGGAAGCCAAGAACGCGGAATAATCAGGATGCAACATCACCAGAAGTTCCCCTTTACCGGCGGTTCGTCCGCAAACTCAAACCCCGCCTGCGCCATCTGCGCCCGTATCTCCGCCTCCATGTCAGCGCGAAACACGATGCGCGGGGGGCTATCCATGATGGGCTGGCCGATGACGCGAACCGGCCGCGTGACGGTGCGGCGGGTGGCGGCGTAGAGGGCTTGTTTTTCTTCGTGGTCGTTCATCATGCGCTTGTCCCAAAATGCAACCGCCCGATCTTCTTCTTCGCGCGATCTTTCCAGTTGCCCGTTTCGCCGGCCGCTTCGTGATATCGCCGGATCACGTCGCGCCCCTCGTCCAGCGTGGCCGTCGTAACTGCCGCTGCTGCCGCCGGGCAGAACTGGATGCGCCCGCCCGCCGCAAGGAACGCCTCGACGCTCTCGTATCGGGGCTTGGGCGGGCGCGGGCTGTTGTCGCGCACCCACGTCGCAGGCAGCTTGTTGGGCTTGCGTTGTGCCGGCGGCGGCTTGGGCTTTGGCGCCTTGGCGACCTTCGGCCGGAACGGAACCGTCACCATCTGAAGCCGCACCAGCCGACGCGCCCGCTTCTGGCTGATCCCCAGCGCCTTTGCGCTTACGGGAACGGAGAACGTGAGGTTGAGCGACGCTTGCAGGACCGGCGCCAACTCGACAGCCGCCGCCGCGTGGATGGCCTGAACCTTGGCCGCACCGCGCTTGGCGCCTTCCCACATGCTTTCGCCCGGCCGCACAAGGCGCAGCTTGCGAGAGTGAGCGCGCATGCCCTTCATCGTCACCTTGTCAGTGCCGCGCGCCCGCCCGTAGAGCACCAAAAGCGCTTTCAGGTCGGGATGGGTGGCGAAATGTTCCACCAGCACGGCGCCCGCGCGTTCCATCTCGCCGCTACGAGGCTTGCGCACTTTGGTTTCTATCCCGGCATCCGTCATCCGCAGCGCAACTGAGAACTGCGCCATGCCGAGGCGCCGCCCAATTTCGCGTTGCGACACGCCATCCGCCGCCCATTCGCGGACGGCGGCGGTGGTGGCTTCGTCCCATGGAAGAAAAAGTGCGCGGTTGCCAGCCTTACCCGGACTACCCACCGAAGCGGTGGTGGACAAGGTTTTCCCTACTGCCGTGTCTTGAACCACGTCCCCCGGCGCAAACGCGGCAGTAGGGAGGCTGGCCTTCGCAGTGGCCCGCGCGCCACTGTCTGGAGGTCCACCTACGCCGGGGGTATTCTGATGCGCGCTCATACCGCGCCGTCCCGCACAAACGATTGCGGCTCAACCGCTCCGTTGGTCGCGCGCTGGATTTCCAACGCTATCTCCAACGGTGGCACGCGCCGGCCGGTTGCCCAGCGCGATACCTCTGAGGCATCGCGGCCCAGCATCGCGGCCATTTCGCGGAGGGGGATTTTGTTCGTTCTGAGATATTCGTGCAGTGTCATGACCGGAAGTGTGGCCACAATGGCAAGCCGGGTCAAGTGGGAAAGGTTTGCCGCTTCGGCATTTTAATGGTTGACGGGGCTTTGCCGCGCTGGCAACGTGTCGTCACTGGAAACGGAGGAAGCGATGCCCTACCCCGACAACTTCAACGCCCGCGCCTACGACGCCGGCCCCGGCGGCAGCTACCGCCCGGAACCGCCGCTGCACGTCGCTACGCGCGACGATATCGTTGCGATGCAAACCGCCCGCGCGTGGCTGGTCGTGGCGCTGGGCAGCCTGCGCAGCAACCCGTGGGAGTTTGATTCCACGGAAATTCCGCCGCACCATTATCTGGTTGCCGATGGCGAGGCGTTCCTTGAACAGATGGACAAGGCGCTGATGCAGGCGAAGATCAGCGCGGGGTGGATGTGATGCTCACCATCCACAGCATCGTCGCCGTCCCCACCCTCTCCCCCGCCGATGACGCGCTGGCCTACGCGCTGGATCGTTGGCTGCCAGGTGTCGAGCCGCACGAGATTGAGCATGTGCGGGAGCGGCTGCGGGAGCGCGGGTTTGATGTGTTGGGGTTGGTGCAGGAGGTGCGGTCGTGACCCCCTCCTACATGGTCCAATACACCCCCGAAGACGTGGAAGACGCCGCCCGCGATCTGGCCGCGCAGATGGCGCAGCTTGACGAGGAAACCGATCCCCACTGGCGCGCCGTGCTGGCCGAACATATCGCAGATGACGCGCAATGGCTGGTGGAAATGCGCGAGGCCGTGTTTCCGGCGCTGCCGTTCATTCTGCCGCTAGGGTTGCCGGCGCCGATGCCGAGGGAGGTTGTGTAATGACATGGAACCTACTCCACCTTCTCCCCGCCACCGTCTGCGGCGTGGTGGGCATGTTCTTCGGCTTTTGCCTAATTGGCGACGTGCAAGCCGGCGTTGCCCGAACTTGTGATATCGTCAACGCCTCGGCGCTGGCGGTGGCGGCTTGGGCTGGTGCGGTTGTTTCGCTGTGGAGTGCGCTGACATGACCGCCATTACCGGGTTCCAAACCGTCGCCAGCCCCACCCTGCGCGCGATCATGGATGACCGCCAGCCCGCTGCGATCCGGCTGCGCCAGGTGGCCGCACAGATGCACGGGAAGATCGAGGCGGGAAACCTCCGGCGCCTGCCCGCGTGCGAACTCGTGGAGATGCGCGCGATTGTTTTTGCGCTGCATGACGTGGCCGACAAGCTGCTTGAAATCCCCGATCCGCCGCCAATGCGCGCCCGGCGCCGTTGGTGGTGGGGGAAGTAATCACGCCGCATCGCATCTCAGCGCAACGCCGCGCGCCGCAACTCAACGCAACGATTCGTTCGTGCCTTTCAGCACACTCCGCTGCTCATTACCTCGCTACTCGCCACAGTGCCGCGCGACGCTGCGCAGCGCAACGCCACTCAACACACCGCAAGGAACCACACATGAACACCAGCATCGCTACCGTAAAAATCGTCGGCATCACGCCGCTTTCGCAGTCCCGCCAGCACGACGAGCCGAAGCTGGAGGGCGAACGCCCTGACGACTACGACAAGCGCACCTGGCGCGAGAAGTTGAACGTGGCCGAACGCGAGGGTAAGCAGACGGTCGTGATCCCCGCCCATGG